TTATTCATCTGCTTCACTAATACCGTCAGGTTCAGCTCACCTTCTCGGGTGAAAGTTATACCCCCATAGGGAAATTCTAGTGTTTGCGATTTCATGTTTCTATCTCCTTTTTGAAGTATTGAATGAATACTACACCTAGATATAGTATTCGTCAAATACTTCTAGTTAACTTTAGAACTATGATTAAGTTGTTCTACTAATTAGGGTCGCCCATAGCCTTGGGATGGGTTTTCTTATAGTATGCTATTAACTTTAGCATCACAGGGTTTATCTATGAGCTTACTTACATCATTAATAAGCCACCAGGTATGGTTACAACGCACCGCATCCGGAGAGGTGAAAGACCTGGCGCCATTCATCAAGCAGATGCGCGATGAGGTTAAGCGGCAGGTGTTGTTGTTTGGTGATGACAGCAGAACGGCGGCGAGACTTACCACCATGCTGCGGGAACTTGAGCAAGCGCTGAACGGGATTACGTCTGGGTGGTATGAGAAGCTACTGGCCGATGCCCGTGAGCTTTCAGACTATGAAGTTAACTGGAACGTAAAAACCCTGTCGACCAACGTTAACGCTAATTTCGTAACACCGGCCGCCGAACAAGTATGGGCCGCCGCAACTTTCGCGCCTCTTGAACTAAGCGAAAAGCCAGTTGATTTTGTTTCTCTAATGAGCGGCTGGCGGCAAACCGAGGTAAATCGCCTTGTTATGGGCGTTAAATCTGGGTTCGTACAGGGGATGACCACACGTCGGATAGTTAAGAACGTTGTCGGGCCCGGTGGTCTGGCCGATATCTCCGAGCGTAACGCTGCAACCGTTATCCGGACAGCGCTGGCGCACGTATCCAACGAAGCACGGCAACAGGTTTACGCTCAGAACGGCGACATCATCACGAAATACGAGTGGGTATCTACCCTTGACTCCAGAACCTCAGCCGTTTGTCGGTCGCGGGATTCTATGCAATACGAAATAGGTAAAGGTCCGCTACCGCCAGCGCATCCTAACTGTCGGTCGAGCACAGCACCGGTAATAAGTCCAGAATTCGACTTCCTGGATAAGGGTGCAAAACGGGCGGCCAGGGGTGCAGATGGAGGTCAGCAGGTAAGCGCGGACACGAGCTACTACGAATTCCTTAAACAACAACCGGCGTGGTTCCAGGACGAAGCACTTGGCCCCGTAAGGGGTAAGATTTTTCGTAATAGTGGGATAACACCGGAAGAATTTCGTGTAATATCGGTAGACGGATTCGGGCGCCCGTTAACTCTTAAAGAGATGGCGGAGCTCGATAAACGTGTTGCCGATTATCTGAAAGAGGAATAAAGATGGGCTTTTTCAAAGTTAAAGATGTGCCGTCACGTCGAGTAGTGCAGTACGCACGTGTGTCTGGTGCGGGTGAAGGCGTTGTTTATATTAAAGACGAATCTGTTCTCGGCGAGTCGGTAGATGAAATGCCGTTTGCGGATAAGACCGGACTGACCACAATCTCAGACGGCATCCTGTACGAAGTACCGTATCTGGATGGTGCGGGAGATGTGTACTTCGATCTGCAACCGGCAGATGTAGAGCTGAAAGACGGTTCTGCAAAATTAACCGTAGTTGTAAAAGGCGGTAAAGCGCCCTACGATTTGCAATGGTTTAAAGATGGTAAAGAGGTAATAAACGTTCCTTACGTTGAAGGGGAACTAACCGTTAAAGACCCCGGAGAATATTTCGTCAAGGCAGTAGATGCCGACGGTGTGTCGGTGGTTAGCAAAGCGGCTAAGGTCTCAGAACCTAAGTAACGAAAGGCCCCTTGACGGGGCCTTAATTTTACCAGCGATTATTCCAGTTATTCCTTACCAATGTAAATTCAGGAATACTTTATTCAAAAAGTAGATTTCTATTATTTTAAATGCTACGCTAACTACGCTTTCAGCGTACCGCGGTGCGGGTCGCGTGAAGCGGGCGTCACAACGCCCTAGCGTAACCGCGAACGCATTCGGAAGGGCCGAGCTATATTGCTTTCAGTATTTAGCTAAGATTCGCCGTATGATGTTTACAGATATACGAGATTAACGCCCGACTTCGTCGGGCTTAGCGTATAAAGAAAGGGGATACTATGAATTGGAAAGTAACCGCGGTAGCCACGGCAGCCGGTATCCTCTCCTTGTGGTTATACGGCCAGTACAACTACAGAAGCGGGTGGGTAGAAGGCCGCGCCAATCTCGTTTCACAGCAACAAAAGAAGGCACAAGCTGAGCTGACGAAGAAAACACAACGGCAGCAGCAGAATGATACTAAGGCCGCCTCCGCCGAATCGGAAGGCAAAGAAAATTCGGAGGCTATCACCCATGAAGTCATCAAATATGTTATCCGTCCTGGCCGTACTGTCTGCGAGTTTCCTTCTGAACGGGTGTCAATCAAACGACGCGCCACTGAGAATGCTAATTCCATCCCCGGATATGACACTAATGCAACCGCCGTGCAAGCTTATTCCCCCGAGCAGTGACGCTGATGAAGACCTGGCCATCGACGTACGTAACGCGGAGTGCACACGGCAGTTACGTCTGAAAGTGTTCCGGTTGCAGGAGTATATAAGGAATATTCTGGAATAGTTGCCTTAGTAAGTGGAATAATTTATTCTTGTTACAGAAACACCGGGTGGCCCGGTGTCCTAAAGTCCAGGGGACATATTGACTATGAATCGTTTTTTACACTATCCACTCCAGGAAGAAGCTGGAGTAGAAGATAAATCGGGTGCAGGTGATGCACCAAAAATGTACACCGCCGAAGAAGTGCAGGCCTTGATTGAGAAAGAAGTGGCCGGGCTCAAGGCAAATCAGGAAGCGCTCCTTAGCGAGAAAAAGGAAGCTGCTCGCCGGGCTAAAGAAGCCGAAGAAGAACGGCAGCGCGCCCACCAGGAGGCCCTGAAGGCTGCTGGTAAAATGGACGAATTTGAAAAGACGATTCGTAGTCAGTATGAACCCGTACTGAAAGAGAAAGAAGAACGCTACGCTTCTTTAGCCGCGCGAATTCTTGGAAGTGAACGTAAGGCTGTTTTGGGTTCTTTCGCCGGTGATTTCATCACCCCGGAAGCGGTAGAAATCCTTGCTCCGTTCGTTAAGACTGAATTTGAAGGTGAAGACGTAGTTACTAAATTCACGGATGCGGATGGTAACGTAGTTACTACCGACCCTGAACAGTTCCGCAAATACCTGCGCGAACATAAAGCTTTTTCGCATTTGATTAAAGCAAATGCAGCTTCCGGTGGCGGGGCTTCCGGGAATAAAGGCGGCGGGGCCGCACCAGCGTTTAAAGATATGAGTGAAAGTGAGCGGTTGGCTCTCTATAAATCTAACCCTGCCGAATTTGAACGGCAACTTAAAGCCCTGAGGAAATAAATAATGGCAATCACCACTATTGGTAACATCGTAACTGGCAATATCCCTGTACTGGCGTCCTATATGACGGAAGACCCGGTAGAGAAAACCGCGTTTTTCAACTCCGGAATTTTGACTCCAACTCCGTATGCTGCCGAGATTGCCCGCGGCCCGTCTAACATCGCTAACCTGCCGTTCTGGAAAGCCATCGATACCTCTATCGAACCTAACTATTCGAACGATGTGTATCAGGACATCGCGACCCCGCGCGCTATTCAGACCGGTGAAATGATGGCCCGCGTTGCGTATCTGAACGAAGGTTTCGGCCAGGCAGACCTGACTGTCGAACTGACTAGCCAGAATCCATTGCAGTCCGTAGCCTCCCGCCTGGATAACTTCTGGCAGCGCCAGGCCCAGCGTCGTCTGATTGCTACCGCCCTCGGTCTGTACAACGACAACGTATCCGCTACTGATGCATATCACAAGCAGAACGACATGGTTGTTGACGTTTCTGCAACTTCAGGCTTCGACGCAGGTGCATTCATCGATGCTACCCAGACTATGGGTGATGCATTGATGGGCAACGGCGGTGAGGTTCTCGGTGCTATCGCAATGCACAGCTTCGTATACGCACAGGCGCGTAAAGCTCAGCTTATCGACTTCATCCGTGACGCTGAGAACAACACCATGTTCGCCACCTACCAGGGCTACCGTGTTATCGTCGATGACAGCATGACCGTAGTAGGCCAGGGTGCGCAGCGCAAGTTCATCTCCGTCATCTTCGGCCAGGGCGCTATCGGCTATGGCGAAGGCAATCCTGAGATGCCGTTGGAATACGAGCGTGAAGCATCTCGCGCTAACGGCGGCGGCGTTGAAACCCTATGGACGCGTAAAACGTGGTTGCTGCATCCGTTTGGTTACAGCTTCACCAGCGCCGTAATCACCGGCAACGGTACTGAGACTATCGCCCGCTCCGCTAGCTGGCAAGACCTGGCTAACGCTACCAACTGGAACCGTGTAGTTGACCGTAAGCACGTACCGATTGCGTTCCTGGTAACTGGCGTCGGTGCTTAAACGTAGGGTATACTCTTGAGGGACTTCGGTCCCTCTTTTCATTTATACGGAGGCAATATAATGTCAAAGACAGGTAAAGGGCTACCCCGCAGCCTGGTTAACGCGGAGTTCGATATCCCCGCCGCCACCACAACGGCAATCGGAGGGGTTAAAAAATCTGCTACTGTAGCGGCACCACCGGCGATTAGCGCGGGTAGTGGGGCCGCCGCCGCGGCTGCTCCTACGAAAGAAGAGTTCGATGCACTGGTTACCAACTACAATAAGTTGCGTACAGATGTGACTTCATTGCGCACTGCCGTTACTAATCTGCTAACCGCTCTTAAAAACGCTGGTACTGTATCCTGAGGAGGATAAAAATGGTTGATGTAATTAAACGCCGTATTGTTGGTGTGTCTGATGATAGTCCGCAGGATGGGCAGGTTGAGATTGATATGGAAAACGTAATGCCGTTGCGTTTCTCTACCGGTCTCAATGATACTACCGCGGTAACCACTGGTCAGGCTATCACACTGACCGTGGGACTCGCCGACGGCATGGACCCTAAAACCGTTCAATGGTATAAGGATAATAACGCTATCGCTGGTGCAACCGCTTTGACTTACACTAAGGCCAACTCCTCGGTGGCGGATTCCGGTACTTACAAAGTCGTAGCGCACGACGGCTACGGTAATATCATTTCAGATAGTACTGTAGTGACAGTAAGTTAAATACATGCGGCCTCCGGGCCGCTTTAAGGATTAGACATGACAGATAATTACGTAGTACGGGAACAATACAAAGGTGTGGTCGAGGTTGACGGGCAGTTAGTCCCGATGCGCGAAGAAGCGAACCCGGAAGCATTAATCGAAAATCAGCCAGTGGCCGAAGAACCGCATTACAACGGCGGCGGAGAACCTAAGCAGCGTCGTCGCCGCAAAAGCGTAGAGGAATAATTTATGCCGCTTATCGTGGAAACCGGTCAAGGCATCCCGAATGCTGACTCTTACGTCGGCCTGGAAGACGCGAGGTCCATGGCCTCTAAGTACGGTCTTGAGCTGCCAGAAGATGATGCTAAGGCCGAAGCGGCGCTACGCAACGGCGCGGTATATGTTGGCCTTTTTGAGTCTCAGATGTGCGGTCGTCGCGTATCCGCAAACCAGGCACTGGCATTCCCTCGAACCGGTGTTACTTTACACGGGTTCCCCCAGCCATCCAATGTAATTCCATCGTTAGTTATTCAAGCTCAGGTAATGGCCGCGGTCGAGTATGGCGCTGGTACCGACGTTCGAGGGTCTACAGACGGGCGAGAGGTTCAGACCGAACGGGTTGAGGGTGCAGTAACGGTGTCCTACTTTAAGAATGGCTACTCAGGCGGCACAGTAAGCATCACAGCAGCCGATGATGCGTTACGCCCTCTCTTATGCGGTAGCAATAACGCCTACTCCTTTAATGTTTTCAGGGGTTAATCATGGCTAAGACTAAATCAGAAATATTTTCCCTTATCGGTGACAACTTCCCTGATAACCAGTCCGGGCTAATTACACCGGAAAAGTTGCGCGAAGTTACCACGCAAATCGCGGATTCTATGCTTTACGGCGTTAAGGAAGTAGAAGTACTTCGCGCGGCGTCTACAGATATCCAGGCGCCAACTACCACTGGTACAGCGTTAACCGTATCCTTCGGGGGTGCGCAGAAAACAAGTGCAGACCCGGTAATGATTAACGCGTCCGGGGTAGTTACATTTAATTCCGCCGGTAACTACGCTATCCGTGTTAAATTGCAGGCTGGGCGCACCGGGGCGAGCGGGACATCTATTCTCCTGACGCGTGTTCTGCACGGCGGCGCCCAATTCGGATCACCAGCCGCGACTAAACTGGCGAGTGCGGAATCCACAATCCCCATTGAATCGCGTGTGGTAGTTAACGCCGTCGCTGGGCAAAACTTCGCGGTAGAGATTATGCGAGACGCGGCCGGGTCTAACTTTGGTGGATTGTACCCTCAAACAGCAACGGTTACTTCCTGGGGCGTAGCCCCATCCGCATTGCTGGTCATCTCAAGACTGGAGGCCGCATAATGAGCACCGCTTTCAGTAAAAGGATGCAAGGTGTAGGAACTCGCCTGTTAACAAAATACGGCAGCACAGTAACTTTGATTCAGAAAGGGCAAAAAACATGGGACCCTGTTTTAGGAGAGTACGTTTGGGGGGCTGGCACTACGGTACCTCTTAAATCAGTTCCGGTACCTGTTAACGCGGGGCTGGTAAACGGAACTACCATTCAGGCAGGAGATATGGTGGTTAAAGCAGATTATAGCGTAGTGCCGAAGATGGATGACAAAGTGCAGTTTAGCGGAGAACAATGGTCTGTAGTTGCTATTGAGAAGAAGATGGTTAACGATGACGTTGTGGCATACTTTATTCAGGTGAGAAAATGAGTTTTGCGCTTGATGTGTCCAGGTTCGTGGAAAAGGCTAAAAAGAATCCTGAGAAGGTGATGCGCCAGGTTTCTATAAAGTTGTTTTCTGCGATTATTAAAGCTAGTCCGGTAGATACCGGGCGATTCAGAATGAACTGGAGTGCTTCCGGAAGCACTCCCGCTGACGGAACTACGGACGCTACCGATAAAGCTGGCACCACGGCGACCAGTAATGCCGCTAATTTCGTGCTAAATGCCGCTGACTGGCACACGTTTACTCTAACTAACAATTTGCCGTATGCGCAGCGCCTTGAGTATGGTTGGTCGCAACAGGCGCCTCAAGGCTTCGTTAGGGTTAATGTCAGCAGGTTCCAGCAATTATTAAATGAAGAAGCCTCTAAGGTGAAATAATGGCAACATATTTCGAGGATTTAACAAAAGCATTCGACACGGCACTGGTAGCATTTGGCACGAACAACGGGATAAAGGTCGCACTGGAGAACATAGACGCACCTACGTCTACAGATACCCCATATCTTGCGAGTTATATGCTGTTGTCAGATACTGAACAAGCTGACTTGTTCTGGACTGAACAACGGGCGGGTGTTTATCAGGTAGACATTAACGTCGGGTCGGCCTTGGGTAGCGCTCCTATTAACCGATTAGCTGATAAGCTAAACGCCGCCTTCGCCGCCGGTAACTGTTTTAGTCGTAACGAAATCTGTGCTGAGGTACAATCAGTAAGCCTCGGTCCTCTTATTGTTGAGAATGGATGGGCGAAGAGGCCTCTCTCAATTAATTTCATAGCATTTACAGCGAGGATTAGATAATGGCGTTACAACCATATAAGGGCGCGATGACCGCGCAGTTTTACGTTCTTGAGACGACGCCGGGGGTAACACCCGCTAACCCGGTATGGCAACCACTGCGCAACACTGGGGGTATTCCCGCCGTAACCCGCGACGCCCTCATCTCTAATGAACTGGACGGCAGCCGTGAAACATCATCTATCCGCACCGGTAACCGTCAGGTAACTGGTGAATATGCTATTGAACTTAGCGCGGAAAGCCAGGATGAGTTGCTTGCTGGCGCAATGACCAGTTCCTGGGTAGCAGGTTCCACTAAATCGGGAATCAGCGTTACCGTAGACCCGGTGGCGAAAACTTTCACACGCACAAACGGTAGTTTTGAAACAGACGGTGTTGAAGTTGGCGACCTTGTCCAGTTCGACGGTTTATCCGGAAATAACGACAAAGCGTTCATGGTCACGGCTGTCACAGCTACAGTTATAACCGGAGCGGGCATCCAGCACACCCTTACCGCTGAATCAGACGCTCAAGCCAATTTGCGTATCGCAGATAAACTGGAAACTGGTAACTTGTGTAAAACCTATTCAATCCTGACATGGTTGAAAGGTAAATGCGGGAACCCAGATTCATACATCATAACCCGCGGAGTCGAGTTTACCGGGTTCACTATCGAACAGGCAGTTAACGCGATGGTGACCGGCTCTTTCCCGTTCATTGGCTTGAATCAGGAAATCCTACAAGCACCGCCGAGTGGTTCAGATTTCACGACCAATTTTAGCGCCCGTCCGTTTGCATCGGTTGACGTATCCGCCTATGACGGCGCCGCCCCGCTTAAACTTATCGACACGTTCACCATTACTAACGACAACAGCGCGTCCGCACAGTTCGAGTTAGGAAATAACAGCGTGGCATTTGTCGAACGTGGCCGCGCGGCTAACACCTTCTCGCTGGCGGGTAAGCTGTACGACATGACGTTATTGAATAAATTCCTGAACGAAACGCAAATGGAGGTATCTTCTGTTCTGAACGGCCCAGACGGTGCCATGAGTTTCACCTTAAAACGCGCTTCGTTGACATCAGCAACTCCGGAAATCGGTGGTCCCGAATCTGTCACCCTTTCTCTTGAGGGCCAGGCAACCGGCAACCAGTTCCAGTCTTCAATTGTTATCCAGCGCATTAAGTACGCCTAAGAAAAAGGCCCCTTTCGGGGCCTTAGTTTTAAATCAAGCCTTCTTCGGTTAACTTACCGATAATCCACATTTCACCTTCAGCGAAGAACATAGCCTGTGAATGCCCAGTTTCTGTTTCCCTCATGATGCCGTAGCCTTTATCCACAAACCATTGCTGAAAGACACGTCCTCGCTTAACGGAACGATTGTATACGCCAAATTGTTCAAGTTGTTTATTCATCCACACGGCAGATTGACCAAACTTCTGGGCAACCTGCGTCGCGTTGTACAAGTTATTTCTGTCGATGATGCGGTCGTAGACATCAGCTTTTGGTGCCATTTCCTTGTTCTCAAGCGCAAGGCGTTCTTTCTCCTCCCACAAGTCCGCAGCCAACCTTAAAGCCTCCCCCATTGTCTTGGGCACCGGTAAGGATGGTTTGCTCGCTTGTGACTCCAGTTCCTGCCAACGGCGGATGATGGCAGCGCGCATTTTGATGCTGTACCCTGAAATCAGGATTAATGTATTTTCTTTGTCTAAGAGAAATACCTTACTTGGTCTGCCACCGTTTGAAGGCAAAACCTTTTCCTCAAAATTGAGGGAAAGTTCCTGTGCCATTTTTAATATATCGCGTCGTACGTTGTCGTGTTCTTTCCCCGTCAATTCCGCAATCTCACGGCTGGACATGGTTTGTGCTTCACTAACATTCATTAATTCGTTCATGGTTTCATCTCCTCTTGTTGGTATGGTTATATTTAACTTCGAACATGCTTATCGTTCAAATCAGATTCTTTATCGTGACGATAAAAAAAAAAGGCCCCGAAAGGGGCCTTTTTCTCACTCATCAATATTACTACGGTATTTCCGTAACTTCTCCAGACTTTCAATTGCTTCTGCTAAGTCGGTTCCTGTGTCCTTGTGCCCCCGCAAGCCCATACACAACAGTTTCTTCAACGCAATGCTGTAGTGCCGGGTCGCGGATATCAAATGCCCTCAGAACGTCGTACACATCACAGGTAATGCTATCTCCGTCAGTATTTGTCATTGTGCGATTGTATTTGTTTGTCATCTTTATGCCCTATTTATAGCCGTTGTTGAATGTTGTCAGTCCATGATTTATGTGGAACCTATTAGCCACAGACATGTAAATTCTTTCCGCGAAAGCGTCCTCTATTCTGTCAAATGTTTTACTAATCTGCTTACCGTTGACAACGGCATAAGCTCTCCACTTAGCTTTTCCTTTCCGCGCCACACCCGTAACTCCTGAGGTATTATCTTTGCGCCTTTTCACGTTAACCATGTTGTCCCTTCTGGATTTGCATGACAGGTTTTCAATTCTGTCGTCACAGGTATCATGGTTGGTGTGGTCTATGACAAATCCTTTTGGAATCTTACCTGAGAACATCTCATACACCACCCTAGACCTTTTAAACTTACGGTTACCGAACATGACATACCAATAGCCGTTTTTACACAAACTCCCGGCCACATCCCCTACATTCACATCGTTACGGCGACATGATTTGACTTTCCAGTATAGGACGCCGTTTTTGTAGCTAAAAACCTCACTCCAATCCATCCTTTCACCTACATTTTAGTATGTTGATTTGGGGTTTATGTCTCGCAGCATTTCAACAGGTATACTTATGCGGGACACCTCCCCCGTAACGTTTATGGTATGTAATCACATTTGCGCTTCTACCTGAATAATAACCGCCTTTACTAGAATACTCATCTTTAGCCGCTAATGTCTGGTGTTGCTCAACAATTAGAAGATTAGTCTCTTTAACCGCCCGGTGGTGTAGGTGACCCGTATGGACATATGTGAACTTACACTGCCCGTACATCTCCCGATACTTACCTATTATAGACTGCTCTACTTTAGTAAAGTTAGAACAATGCCCGTGATGTGCTGAAATCATACAATCCCCGAACTTATACGCATAATACGGCGACACCTCCCGGTTAACCTCGACGCGAGGCTCATTTGTATACACCTCGTAGAACATCTCTCGGAGCCACAGGGAAGAACTAAGGTCGTGGTTACCCTCACAGATAAGAAGTTTAACCTTCTTGTGTTTTCGCAAGCACAGCGAGACAGCCAGCTTGATAACCTTAATGGCGGTACGTATCATTTTAAACAGGCGACTATCAGCAGAAAGAATATGACCGCTCATGGGGGTCATTGCCTTCATGCCATCGTAGTGCATTTGGTCCCCTAAGAAGTTAATGATACATTCGCCGCTCTGCGGGCTCATACAAACCGCACTGTTGAACCAGTCAACTGCGAGAGATTCCGCGATTGTGGTATCGTAATCATCCCCGCCTTCTTCTCGACACGCCAGCATTCCAATGTGATGGTCCGTTATTGTGTAGAGATTTAATAAGTCGTCATCTGTGCCATTTTTGGGCAAAGTGACAGGTTTATATTTAGGTAAATCTTTTTTCATCTCATCCACAACGGCTCGCATTAATTCTACCTGACGTTCAGCATCAGTATCTGTTTTCACCCATTGAAGTTTCGTGTTACCGAATTCATCTACCAGTGACGACGTACCCTTAATCTTATACCCATCAGGTACAAGGTGGCTTACGTCGCGACCGTGGCCAACTCCTTTCTTTGCCAGGCGCGCGGAACGAAGCTGAACATTACGGCGTGACATGTTGTACTTCTTAGCTATTTCAGTCGGGCCGAGCCCGGCATTTAGCTCTTGTTGCAACTGTTCATCTGTTATTTTGCGAGTGACCATGCTTATTTCCTGATTGTTTAAGACAAATCTGATTCTAATAATGTAAGTTTAATTTAGCCAGATTATTTACCATTAACATTAGAGTTACAGGCCCAGATGAGAGCCCCAACCCACGGCAGAAGAATCCACCCCAGTAAAAGATTACATACGAATATTCCTAATTTCGCTTTATGATTACGTAGCAAGGCTACCAGGAACGGGATGAAATAGATAAACGCGATAATACCGATAAAAACGCTCATGTTCTTAACCTCATATTGTTTAGTTGACGTAGAGATAATAGGACACTATTAACGGTCATGCAAGCTATTTTGTTATTCTTATTTGGCGTCTACGGTCGCACCGGAAAAGCGGGTGGTTCCCGCCTGGCGCAACTACCAACCAGTAACCGACTAACCAAAGGGCATTACTATGAAACTTAGCGATTTTTACTACGAAGCCGAAGCCGAGAAAGGCGCGCGCATGCCGATTCCTTTAAAAGATGGTACAGATTCAGGAGAATGGTTGAACGTTGTCTCCCCGGAGGCCGATGTCGCGGTTAAAGCTATGCGTGCCTTCACCCTGGCGTACCGAGCGGCGGTAGGCAAATTAAAACCGCTTCGGGATAAATGCGAAGAGCAAAAAGACTTCTCAGAATACAATTTAAAAATGGAAGACGCGGCAGGAGACCTAAACCGACAATTGGCTCTCGAATTGGTGAATGGCTGGAGTCTCGATGATGAGTTCACTAAGGAAAATCTTAAGACTCTTCTCACCCAATATAAGCGCCTGGCGGAACATGTAGTCGTATTCCACCACGAACAGTTGCGTCAATTGCAGGAAAAGTAGACGCGTTGTTTCAGTTTGCCCGTTGGAACTTCATAACCCGCCACGAAAGGCGCAAGTTTGACAGTATAGCCGACGGGCACAAAGCCGCGCTTATCGCTATGGGGGTAATAGAAGACGCGGAAGAAACAACGCAGGACGCCGGGCCTGAATGCCCCCCTGAACTACTAACCACTTTTGAGAAGTATCGTGATGTTAAATTTACCCGCCGCGTCGATGACGACGGCGTAAAGCTATATCCGAGAGAGCAACTTAGCTGGTCGGATTTAGTGGCATATAGCACTATTTCAGGTCAGAATATAGGGATGTTTGAATCTGAAATTATCATGGGCTTAGACGCCATTTTTGAGGGCAGAAACGATGGCTGATGTAGCTAGCTTAGTAGTAAAGGTAACCGAACAAGGCGCGAAGGCCACATCAGACCGTCTTGATAACCTCTCTAAATCCGCAAAAGTTGCGGGCGCCGCTGTTACCGGCCTGGCCGCCGTTGTAGCCGCTACAGCCTATAAGGCGGCTCAGGAACTAGTCGAGTCACAACGGCAACTGGATAAGATGTCGGCCAGCCTGAAAACACTAACCGGAAGCACACAAGGTGCAAAACAGGCCCTGAGTATATTACAGGACTTCGCTCGTGACACACCTTACGGCCTTGAACAGGCGGTAGAAGGGTTCCGTAAACTGGTAGCTCTAGGCCTCACCCCATCAGAAGAAGCGCTACGCTCTTACGGCAATACTGCATCAGCGATGGGTAAAGACCTTAACCAGATGATTGAGGCCGTCGCAGATGCGAGCACCTTTGAATTCGAACGTCTGAAAGAATTCGGCATTAAAGCCAAGCAGAACCAAAGTGATATCGAATTTACCTTCCAGGGGACGACTACTGTAGTTAAGAAAAACGCTGCCGATATTGAGCAATATCTCCTCAACATAGGCAACGTTAACTTCGCCGGGGCGATGGCTGACCAGGCTAATACCCTGAACGGAGCTATCGCTAGTGCGGAGGACTCATGGTCCCAGTTGAAGATGACTCTCGCTACTAGTCTGGATGTAGGGTCGCTGGCGGAACCTTTACGTTATATTGACGACCTGATACAGGAGATAAACGCTCAGGTCGCATCCGGTGAGTTCGTAGCCGAGATGCGGATGTGGGGTGACATGGCATCCGATGTTGGGGGTGCGATAGAGGCTTCATTCGACGCGGCGTTTGGGATGGTTGCAGACGCGTTAAACGCTTTGAACTCCGCCTGGACTTACACCAGTGAAAGCATTACCGGAAGCGGAGAGGAGACCGCATCTACGATAGCTGAGTCAGCGGCGGATGCGCTGGACTTCATTGCCCAGGAATTTACGGCAATGGAGCGGTTTTTTGAAGATATGGTTAAAGGTGCTCAGGATGCGGGACGTCTTGTAAAGGCCGCATTGACGCCGGGAGAGTCGGTAGCTGAGGCCAAGAACATTAACTTCCAGTTAGCGCTTGCTATGGATACCCAAAGAGCTGTGACTGACCTGACACGTAAAAGTTTCCGTGAACAGGTAGAAGCTCAGGAAGACCTTATCGCATTGAAGCGCGCGGCTTACGACATCGATAAAGAAGCGGCCAAGGCCGAGGGTCTTGGTAAGTTTAAAGTGTCGGGTAAAGACAACGGTTCTACAGGAGATTCCGCGGACAATGCCGCTAAGAAATCCGTCGACGCATTCGAACGTCAGAAGAAAGCCGCTGAGGATTTCTATTATCAGTCAATCCACCTTAACGATGACGTATTCCAGAAGATACAAGCTAACCAAGAAGAGCAACTTACTAAGCTACAGGAGTTCTACAGCAACCGTCTCCTTAGTGACCAGCAATACGAAACCGCTAAGACGCAGATTATGCTCGAGGCGGATACGGCCCGCCAGGCTGAATTAGATAAACGCGAGAAAGAGCGCCTGGAAAAACAATTCTCCGCAGATGCCTACGTCGCTCAGATGCAGGCCCTTGCCGAAGGGGAATTCGCCGAGTTAGATCGTCAGTACGAGGTCAAGCTACAAAAACTTAACGACTTTCATGCGCAGGGTTTAATCGCGGAAGAAACATACCAGCAGACCCTAAACGCAATGAATGATACTTACGCATTAGACCGGGCGAAGGCAACCGGCGCGGCTTTCGGTAATATGGCGAGCAACATCGGGTCAGCACTGGGGGAAGCGTCCACCGCGTACAAGGCATTTGCCATCGCACAGGCGACAATCGCTACGTACACGTCAGCAGTAGAAGCGTATAAATCAACGGCGGCCATACCGGTAGTCGGCCCGTATCTGGCGCCTGTTGCTGCGGCTGCTGCGGTGGCGGCTGGTTTAGCAAACGTAGGTAAGATTCGCTCCGCCCGAGAACAGGGTGGTAACCTGGCCGCAGGGCAGATGTCCACTATTGCAGAACGTGGTAAACCAGAAGTAATCATGCCTGCTAGCGCCTCACGTGTCCGGACGGCGGAGCAGATGCGACAGATTATGGGCGAGAACGACGCTAAATCCGGCGGGGATAATGTTACTATTGTGAACAATACCACCGGAAGAATTGATTCTGCTGCAACAGAACGCGACGATGAAGGCCGGTTGCGTATTATAATCAGTGAAACCGTAAGTTCAGCGTTGCTGGATAGTAACAGCGCCATTTCTAAATCACGTCGCGCTACACGCGGCCAACCAGGATATTGATATGAGCGATTACCATTTCCCGGCCTCTTTGAGGCCTATAGTATCGAAAGGCTACTCGATGACGCGAGGTAACAACGTGTGGCGAGTAGACCTGGCCGGTGGCGGGGTTCGCCAGGGGCGTGATACATACTTTGATATGTTCCCGATTAACGTTACCCTGGTCGTATCACCGTTGGGGCGGCAAGCATTCCTCAGTTTCATGGAGAAGGTAGACGGAGGGGCTTCCAGTTTCTGGATGAAACACGACTTGGGTCAGGGTATCGAGGATTACCAGGTTACTCTAACATCTACGTGGAACGAGTCCACCGACGACGGGAAGAACTGGGTAATAACTTTCACGGCCACAGCCGAGAAATCACCATTCCAGGAAGCCGGCAGCGCCTGTCTTAACCAGAATCTGCCCGACTTATATGGATGCTACGGCGATTGTCTTGGTGAATTTCTTAAAACTTACGGAGTGTACCAAACTACATTCCCTCGAATCTGGGACCCAATGCAATGAGTCAGGAATCAGTAGAAGCGGCATACCGGCGTAAGCTGGCGTCCAATCCCGATGGCGAGATGGATTTTATTACCCTGGAGATATCCCACCCTCTTCTTTCGAAGCGCTGGTTGCTTGTGCGCGGGGCTAACGACTTGACCGCTACTCTAGAGACGGGTGAGGTTGTTACATTCGAGGGTACGCCGATGGAGGCCAAGAACGCCGCCAACAATAACGATATGGACCAGACCGCCTCTTTCTCTTTGCCGGATGTGCTTAATATACTGGACGAGGAAATGGACCGCATCCCTTATGATAATAAGGAATTGCCCAAATTCATCTTCCGGCGTTACGTGAGCACGGACCTGTCATACCCATGCGATGGGCCGGTGGTATATGAATTGCAAACACTCACACAAGAGAAAGGAGTGTTCACAGCGGAAACAGGTACACCCATGCTTAACCAACGAGCTACCGGAATCCTGATGACGCCGGAGGAGATTCCTTTACTTCGAGGGATACTGACATCGTGAATATTAACGATTACACTGGCCTGCCGTATGACTTCCGCCGCCGTAATTGTTGGCACCACGTCCGCAACGTCCGGGCTGACGCGGGGTTATCAACTCCAATGTTCGATGTAACAAGCCCAACGGCAATAGATGCAGCTTTCGATGACGGCCATTCAGACCCTAAAGGTCTTAGGCGAGTGCTTACTCCGCAGAATTTTGACGCCGTTCTACTCGGTGTGAAACATCGAGGGCGGATAGTGTGGCACGCTGGGGTATATTACGAAGGGATGGTTAGCCACTGTGAGCTGGCGTCCAGACAGGTTAGACTGGATAGTCTGGAAGACCTTAAAGATACTTATTCGGAGATTGAATTTTGGCGCTAGTAATTCACTACACACGAAACGAAGACGGCACATTTGACGTTAAACGTTATCGCGATAATCCGATGAACTTCGTCGTGAACCACGTTCCCGACGGGGTGCCGGTTCGCGTTTTCATTGACGAAATTGGAGAAGATAACGACGTAACAGAAGACTTCGAAGCACTGAAAGAAGACGCGACTTTTCATATTGTGGAATCCGCTGGTGGTGGCGCTATTAAAGGCGTCATGAAGATTTTTAGCGTTATTCTTAAACCGTTGGCGAAGCTCTTGTCGCCGTCCGTGAAAGGTGCGTCCTCGAACCTTGCGAACTCGCAGGCAGACTCCCCAAACAACAGTCTTACTGACCGCAACAACAAGGCGCGTCCGTACGAGCGCAGCTACGATATCTGCGGGACGGTACAAACAATACCCAATAACCTTATGTCTACTTATAAGGTGTTTAACGCCGCTGGTAAAATTGTAGAGTACGGCTACTACGACGCCGGGCGCGGCTACCTCGACATCCACCCGGACGGTATAACGGACGGGGATACCCGTGTATCAGATATAACAGGTACGTCGGTTGCCGTGTACGCGCCGTATACGTCACCAAATAATACATCCACACCACAGGTCATGGTTGGCGACCCGATAGAGCAAGGCCTGTACATCACCGTAGAATCTAACGAAGTAGACGGCGTGGTTCTGAAAGCACCTAACGGCCTGGGTATTTCTTTCTCTTACATGTCAGGGTATCCGTCTTTGTCAGGAAACATTGGCACTATATACGACCCAACAGGCGGCTCGGATTTTTCTGGAGTACTGGTGCCTAATGACACGTTTTCGCTGGTGTCCGCGTGGACAAATACAGACGTTGACCTGTCCGGCGGCGGGTATCAGGTAGTCAGCGTGTCCGAAGGGACTGTTACCTTTATAGTACCTGGCGGTCTCATTGGTAGGTGGCAAGAAATAAGACCGGGTTCCTTTTTCCGTGGTGACGGAGAGGCCTCGCTGCAACCAGACAACACGTATGAGAAAACTTTAACCGATTGGGTTTCAATAAACCGTACCGAAGTAGAGCGCATTGTAGCCAATATCGCCGCCGCGAATGGTATGTATAAAGACAACGGCAAATCGAAAACACTGGCGTCGGTCACCGCTGAGATACAGTACCAGTTACTTGATGAAAATAGTGCCCCTTACGGGCCGATATACACTGCGCAAGGAACCGTGTCCGGACGCACCCCGGACTACAACGGAGTCACTATCTATGCCGATCTGCCGGTTGTATCTCGTGTAAGGGTTAGGGCCCGTAGGGTTACGGACCTTGACTTCAATTTTGAAGGGTCTGTAGTCGATGAAATAACGTATGTGAACCTGTATGGACAGACGCGAGATAACACCCCGCACTACGGCAACAGAACAACCGTACACTCGATGCGCAAGCAGACACCGCGCGCTGCGGAGGTTAAGCAACCGCAGTTGCGTATGATTGCCACCGAAATGGTATACAAATACCTCGGTAATGGTGTTTTCGAAGACACGAGGACCCCTAATACTCAGGCTGTGCAATCTCTTATCCGCCTGGCACGTGACCCAGATGTGGGTGGCTTAAACCTGACAGTGCGAAACATGGACAAGTTACTTGCCGTTCAGAAAGAGATTGAAGATTATTTCGGCGACAAGCAAGCGGGGGAATTTTGCTACACGTTCGATGACTATAAAACCACTATGCAGGACATAGTTAGTACTATAGCTGACGCTATATTCTGCACCCCATATCGGAAAGGGGCGGATATCCTTCTTGATTTTGAACGCCCTCGCATGGGCCCGGAGATGGTGTTCACCCACCGAAGCAAGGCCGGTACTTCTGAAAAATGGACAAGGACATTTAACGATGCTCAGGTGTTCGATAGTCTTAAATTCTCGTACATAGACCCAAAAACAAACGTTAAAGAAACAATAACAATACCTGAAACTGGTGGGGTTAAAACGGAGACTTATGACTCTAAAGGTATTCGCAACTATAAGCAGGCTTTCTGGGCCGCTAATCGCCGTCACCAGAAGAACATTTTAAAGAAAATTTCAGTGTCGTTTACCGCCACGGAAGAGGGTATCTTTGCTTTGCCAAATCGTGCCATTAGTGTCGTTAAGGGCTCACGTATGGCTACCTACGATGGCTACATAACCGCAGTAAACGGGCTCACCGTAGAACTATCGCAACCGGTTAAGTTCACAGCGGGAGATGACCATTCTTTGATTCTCAAGTTACGTGATGGTGGAGTGCAAAGTGTTAATGTAGTCCCTGGAGCGCACGACAGGCAGGTGATTATGACATCAGTGCCGCAAGAAGCCATTTACACAGGTAATAGTGCTTTGAAAACTGAATTTTCATTCGGCAACGAAGCAAGGCATAATGCTCAGATGATTCTTGTTTCTACGGTAGACCCCGGCGATGACAGAACAGTCAAAATAACCGGGTTTAACTATGACAAGGATTTCTATAAGTTCGACAACGTGCCTCCTTTCGGTCGTGCGTTCTCCAACGGATTCGATAACGGTTTTAACTAAGAGGATAGCCATATGTCTAGTGGTTGCGGTGAGGTAATGTCACTTAATGATTTACAGGTAGCTAAAAAACACCAGATTTTCGAAGCCGAGGTGATCACCGGCAAACAGGGCGGTGTAGCGGGTGGCGCCAATATCGACTACGCTACTAACCAGGTAACCGGGCAGACGCAGAAGACCCTGCCTGCGGTTTTACGTGATGTTGGTTTCTCCCCGGCGTCTTTCAACTTCACAACCGGCGGGACCCTGGGAGCTGACGACGCGGATAAAGCGGTTCTTTGGCCGAAAGAAGATGGCGGGGACGGTAACTATTACGCATGGCGTGGCCCCCTGCCGAAAGTTATCCCTGCGGCGTCGACACCTCTTACGACAGGCGGCATTTCGGATTCCGCTTGGGTCGCGTTCGGAGATATTACCTTTCGCGCGGAAGCGGATAAGAAATTTAAATACTCCGTTAAGCTGTCCGACTTTACTACGTTACAACAATTGGCGGATGCCGCCGTTGATAGCGTTCTTATCGACCGCGATTACACTTTCAGTAATAACGAGACCGTTAACTTCAGCGGGAAGACCCTGACCATCGACTGTAAAGCGAAGTTTATCGGCGACGGAAACCTGGTATTTACACAATTAGGTAAAGGTTCCATTGTAATAGCCCCCTTTATGGAGAGTGCTACAACGCCGTGGGTGATTAAACCGTGGACCGACGATAATCAGTGGATAACCGACCCCGCGGCAATCGTGGCCACACTTAAACAGTCTAAAACAGATGGATACCAGCCGACGGTAAACGATTACGCCAAGTTTCCTGGTATAGAATCCCTTCTCCCTCCGGAAGCTAAAGGGCAAAGCATATCTTCTACCCTGGAAATTCGGGAATGTACAGGCGTCGAGGTTCACCGGGCGAGTGGTCTTATGGCGTGTTTCCTGTTCCGCGGATGCCATTTCTGTAAGATGGTAGACGCTGACAACCCGAGCGGCGGAAAAGATGGCGTAATTACCTTTGAAAACCTGAGCGGCGATTGGGGCAAGGGTAACTATGTTATTGGCGGGCGCACAAGTTACGGTTCGGTAAGTAGCGCTCAATTCTTACGAAACAATGGCGGTTTCGCGCGCGATGGCGGGGTCATCGGGTTTACTTCGTATCGTGCGGGGGAAAGTGGTGTTAAGACGTGGCAAGGTACGGTAGGTTCTACGACCTCTCGTAACTACAACCTGCAATTCCGGGATTCAGCAGTGCTATACCCTGTATGGGGCGGCTTCGATTTAGGCGCAGATACTGACATGAACCCCGAAGATGACCGCCCAGGGGATTTCCCCATTTCTCAGTACCCGGTACATATGCTCCCATTAAACCATTTGATAGACAATCTATTTGTTAGAGGTTCGCTGGGGGTAGGTTTCGGTATGGACGGGCAAGGTCTGTATGTCTCTAACATAACCGTCGAGGATTGCGCTGGTTCTGGGGCTTATATTCTTGCCCACGAAACAGTATTCACTAATATCGCAATAATCGACACCAATACTAAAAACTTCCCCGCGAACCAGATATATATCTCAGGGGCCTGCCGTGTAAACGGCCTTCGTTTGGTCGGCATCCGTTCAACTACCGAACAGGGCATGACGATAGACGCACCTAACTCCACTGTAAGCGGAATAACGGGCTTCGTGGACCCCTCAAGGATTAACGTAGCCAATTTGATGGAGGAAGGTCTTGGTAACTCTCGCATAAACAGTTTCAATAATGGTTCTGCGGCGCTTCGGTTTCGTATTCATAAACTGTCAAAAACCCTTGATAGTGGGTCCGTGTACTCCCACATTAACGGCGGGCCAGGTTCTGGTTCAGCATGGACCGAAATTACCGCTATTGCGGGGTCCTTGCCTGATGCCGTGTCATTAAAAATAAACAGGGGCGATTATCGTGCTGTTGAGATACCGGTAGCGGTGACCGTCCTACCAGACAACGCTGTCAGGGATAACGGGGCTATATCACTGTATCTGGAAGGCGATAGCCTTAAGGCGTTAGTTAAGCGGGCCGATGGAAGCTATACAAGATTAACTTTGGCATAAATAGTAAAGGCCCCGTAAGGGGCCTTAATTTATGATAACAGAACCACAGCAGCGATAAGTAAAGCGACCGCAGCCAATCCGTAGCCTATTAAAAAGCATTTCGCACCAATTGAGTATTTCATTTAGCGCCCCTCTCTTTGTCAACTTCCTGTTGTTCTAGTAGCCAGTCAAGTTGCGCGTTAGCAGCGTCTCTTTGCTGCCGTAGCCGTAAAACCTCTTCTTCGAGTTCCCTGATACGTTTTATTTCTCGCTTTAATTGCATAGCTAGAAGTTGCTCGCGGGAATTAATGGCGTCTTTTATCAATTCGTTGCAAGCGTCGATATCAAACTCATTATTCATTTCTTACCTCGTCTCTTCATATAATTAAGCAACTCTTCCTGGACAGATTTTTTCTCGTCCGTACGCGCGGCAACGACCTCATCCAGCGTGTCTTTAGCGACTATGTGATACAGGAACACTGGACGCTCGTGGCCAGCCTGTTTCTGGCGTACAGGACCTATACGCTCGACAACCTGCAAATAGTGCTCCAGGTTCCAGCCTTGCGAAATAAACGCCAGATGATGCCCGCCGTCCTGTAAATTCAAACCATGGCCCGCCGATGCAGGGTGCACGCACAAAATCTCGATTTCCCCGCGGTTCCAAGATTCCATCTGCTTATTACCCTTAGCACCTTTCGCAAACGCCTGCGCCTGGGGGAATCGCCTAAGAATGCGCTCAAGTTCGTGCTTGAACTGATAGGCCACCAGCAGCGGCGCACCCTGCAACTCCTCGACAATGGACTCTAACGCATCGAGTTTCGCGTCGTGCACTTTCTCCCAGTCTTTCGTTGCTTCACCATCCGGCCCCGACACATACACGGCACCGGAAGCAATCTGCAAGCACTTAGCCGTTTTAGCGGCGGCGTTAGCCGCTTCAACTTCTCCGCTCTCCAGTTCCGCGAATAACTTCTCCTCCATATCGATGTAGGCTTGACGCGCTTTCTTCGGCAGGTCAATCTCAACCGGTACAATAACCGGTGCTTCACAACCGAACCACTCGGCGGCATCAATGGTAAGGCTGATATCCTTCATCTTCTGGTGAATCTCGTTATCCGCGCCTGGGCGAGCATGGTACTCCCGCGCCATCGCAGATTTGCCTTTCTGTACCGAGTTAAACCATCTATCGGTAAAGGCCGTGTATGAAGACCCAAGGCGTTCACCCGCGTCGATGAACCAGTTCTGACCCCACAAGTCTTTGAGGCCGTTTGGTGATGGTGTACCGGTCAGGTTAATGAAACGCTTAACTTTACCGAACGCCACCTTACTAAGCGCCTTTGCCCGCTTGCTACCGCCAGAACGGCTACGGAACGATTTCAGCTTCGTGCTCTCATCGGCAACGATAACGGTAAAAGGCCAGTCGTCTTTGCCGTAGTAGTCAATAAGCCATTCTATAACTTCGTAATTTGTGCAAACCACGTTAGCGTCTGACTCCAGCGCCGCGATGCGTCGCTTCTCAGAACCAGTTGCATCGATGACACGAAGGCAAGGGAACCCCCACTTAGTTTGTTCCACAGGCCACGTACCCGACGCAACACGCAACGGGGCGAGGATTAATACCCGGTCGTCGTCATTAAGTTGCCCATTACGGAACAGGCGGCTAAGCACCCACATTGTCGAGCTTGTGTTGTGCGTTACGGTGAAGTCACCTAATAAAAACCGGTGGTCACCGTCGATGGTGAAGCCGTAATAATCATCTACACCGACCGGGGTTATAGATTCTATCCCGACGTTAAGTACGTTTTTATTAATATTACGCTTCGGTAAATTCTGGTGGCGACCACGCACGAAAGGCACCTCAGAAAAATCGCCTGATACCGATACGCGGAAGTAATCCCCCCAAACATCAGTGTTTGCGCAACGCTTACGAGTTTTCTTCTGGTAAGCGGCGAAACCAAGAGAACGGCATAGATAGCAAAAATCATCAGCGAGTCGCTCGCTTACCGAAATCCAGTCAAAACCTGCTTTAGACAAATCGCAGTAACCATCACTATCCAGAAGCCCTGCCAGCAACTCTAAACGCTGTCTCCGGTCGCCGCATTTGTAATTATGCGGTATATGCTTATTGTTCAGGACACCCGCCGATTTCAGCGCGTGCGTAAACCCGTGCTTCTTATGACCTGTGTTGCCGTGAGATATACTCCATGTAAGTCCTTCTTTTCGTATTTGCATCCCATTACGTGCTGCGTACGACTCAAGATACGCCCTTATTTCCTTTTCGTTCTCTCCTGATGTTATGGCCCCAGACGACGAAGTACCGTCGCCCAGCCATAGCCCCATAAGGTACGGGGGCAATAAAGCCTCGTCCTGCTCTTTCCTTGGAAAATCGACAGGTACCCGCCAACCCTTAAGATACCCATTAGGCCCGGTTACATATTTCGGCAACTTAAGCCAGTCGCGGACGCTTATGTCGAAAACGGTGTTATCTGGCCATGAACCTTTTGCGATACCTGTAGTAGTTCGCAGTGATAATATATGGCTTTCGTTTACCGTATACGACTCGCCTTTTCGCGGTTTAACCTCGTACATCATCTCCCGGCCTCTACCGAGAGACAGTACATTTCTAGGCGTTGAATCTGGTCCCATAAGCACGTCACCGACGATGACGTCTTCTACTTTCTTGGTCGTACCGTCAAACATAATAACTTCAGTCCCGCGTTTCAGGCACTTGCCGCTGCCCATACTTGCCCAGATATTACAGCGCGGGTGTCGCAGCATGAACGAGGTCATGAGCTTTTGATAAGGCCTTCTAGTGAATTTACTCATTTCGCCACCAGTACCAGTTCCTTCCGCCCGAACGCCGTAACGTTACCCGTTACATCTTCGATAACCAGTTTACCGTTCGACTCGACGAACACAGTATCAACGGCAACAGGACTGCGGGTCTTAACGTTGAAAATCATGTCTCCAGGTACGATGTCACGTGCTGGTTTGCGGTCATATTTGTATTTCATTTCTCAATTCCTTATTTCTGTTTGGTGTGAACTAAATATAATAGTGTTCTATTAATTTATCAACCTGTTTCTTCGACCCAACAACAAAAACATTCGCACCGCGTTTGCGCATCCTCTCGTGCTCCCGTAACTGGTGCGGGTCCGGCTTCGTGTTTTCGTCTTTCTTCACCTCGACGAACCAGACGATGCCGCCAGGGAGAATTATCAACAGGTCAGGAGCACCGGAGCGCCCCTCATAGGAAAGTTTCCGAACGAGGCCCCCCAGGGCCTCGAATCGGTCTTTTGCGTATTTCTGAATCTTGCCTTCCGGGGTCATAGGCATAGAACCCAAGTAAGGAAAGCCCCTCCTAGAACGGCAACGCCAACAAACTTAAAGAACAGGCCATAACAGAACACCGCGGCTATTCCCGCACCGAGCAACAGTGCGAGCATGGTTACGATTACCCAAAACACAAACATCGTCATAATATGCACCCCTCGCGTTTCGTGTGTTCAATACCGCAGCGAGGACAGATTCGGCAGTCTTCTTCCCGGAAATAATATATAATCAGTTTACTTAGCATACCGTTTTAACTCCGCACCTTCCGCTACAAGAGGAAAACCTTCAGCCCATTCTGGCAATGCACACATTAGTTTTTCCAATTCCGCTACCGTGTAATAAGGTGTATCCGGGGTCTCGCATACCAGTTCATCATGAACCGAAAGAACTATAGGGTACCCGCCAGCCTCAACATTAAGCATTGCGTAGGCCAATAAGTCACGACAAAACGCCTGAACGATGTTCTCACAAGCCTTTCCGCCGTGTGTGTACAGGGTAGTCCACTGCCGTGTTAACTGGTTCTCGCCCTGGTACTTAATTCTTACATTGGTGTTTACCCGCCCGTCTTCGTCGGTTTCCTTTGTCACGCTGACGCCTATTCCTGGATATGATAGGATTCGCCCCGACGGCAGCTCCATGCATAGCCACCATCCTGGGATGTTTCTACCGGATGAATCAGTTTCTACTGTTCTCCAGATACGGATAGCTCTTTCACCGTTGCTTCGGATATTTGCGCCCGCCCAGAAATCGCGGCCAGGATTACGTACTGCGGCAAGAATACCGTCTTTAAGGTCGCACCAGAAAGCTACGGTTTGCGGGTGCGATTCACGCCACATACGTTTAATAGCATCACATGTACGCCATACTTTCTTATCGAGAATATACGATGGACGGTCATCCTTCTCCCCCGGACGCGGCGGCCGTTTTGCCTCCTGTATACGCGCCCACTCATACCCGCGAGCGGTAGCGGCCCAGATATGGTCGGGGAAAGTTCCTGCCATTGTTTTGGCCATCTCAATAAGGTCAAGACCTAAGTTTTTGGCGAATGTAACGAACGCTCCGACGCCACCCTCATAGCCGAGGCCAAGCTCGCAAGCTTTTCCTATCTGTCTGATATCCTTAAAGTTTTTCTTAATATCATCTGGATCCATGCCGAACATCTTTCCTGCGGTTACGCAGTAAATATCCAGCCCGGCGCGGAACGTATCAAGCGCGGTTTCTTCGCCCGCCAGCCATGCAAGCCCACGGCCTTCGACGTTAGAGTAATCCGCAACAACAAACTTACGCCCGGCTTCCGGGATAATGCAGCTTCGGACGGTAGACGCTGTTAGCTTGGCCACATCAAAACGGCGGTGTGCACGGCCTTTAAGTAACGCGGCAATACCCCTATCCAGTTCATCGTCGTGATAATACCCGCGCGCCAGGTTTTGCGGCTGAAAACCTTTCCCCGCCCACCGCAATGTTCGCTTCGCTCCTCCGTATTGCAGGCAACCACGGCGGCGGTCATCTGAAGAACGGCCTAACAGCAACGGCGCGTATTTCGTCGATGCGGTAGAAGCAGCCCCGAGACGCATCTCGATAATAGTGCGGGCGTCGTCCGGTAAATCCTCATCCGCCAGCAAATCGTTTAGTGTTGACTTCTGTGCGTTGTGTATGCGGTGCGCTGGCGCTAGCTCCTGTAAAATAGGCAAGAAGTCTTTGCCGGTTAGTGAACCGCCATATTTACGTTGGGCTTCTTCCTGTAACTCTTCTTTATGGCGCGTGACTGCTTCAATCGCTGCTTCCGCCAATGCCACATCAACCTTAAATCCTCGGTCATTAATCACCTGGTCTAAGTGCAGCACGCGGTCTTCGAACTCAGAATTCCCCCACTTAGGCATTTTCTTATACACTTCACGCATGGACGTAATGTCGCTTTTTGCGTATGCAATAAATTCTGCCCACTCTTTTGGGTGGGTATCGGCAGTATAACGTCGAATCTTATAGTTCTTGGGCGTAGGCTTACTGAATCGCTGTATCAGCGCCTTACCGCGTTTATCCTTAGCCATGCTGGCGTCAATGTTTAAAACCTCGCACAACGCGGCTAGTGACCCAGGAAGGGCATGGCGGAATGCAACTATCATAGTGTCGATGATGTTTTCTATCAGGAGTTCGAATCCCCAGCAATGCTTAATAACTGGTCGGTCGAACATAAGGAAGTTTTGGCCTACCAGTTTGAGGTTGCTGTCTGGTTTTTGCAGCTTTAGCATCGCCCGGCGCAAATCACGCGGCATATCACTCCCGTCGGTGGCATCCCATACCTGCACGGGGCCTTCATCGAAAGCGTAGGTGCAAATAACAATTTCGGTAGTGGGATGTTCAGCGTAGGCATAGGAGCCGACTTTTTTCAAATCAGCTTCGGAGAATGTTTCAATATCAAGATAAAGCAAGTTCATTCATTTGACCCTTATAGAAAAGGCGACCGAAGCCGCCTTAAATGAAATGAGAATATATTAACGGTTACGGCGACGTTCGCGGCGCGGGGTTTCATCTTCTTCATCATCTTCCAGGTCATCAACGCTGGCAGAAACCGAAGAACCGCCAAACGCTTTACCTTCACCTGCAAATTTGATGCCGTTTAGTTTTGCGCCTAAAACTTTATATTGCTCGGAAAACCAAATTTCGATTGAGATATTAGCCACACAACCGCTATATACCTGCTCACCTTCAATCTGCTCACCATCAATGTTGAAGTCTGGTTCTACCTGCTTTTCACCCTTAACCGAAGTCAGGATTAATGGTTGTTGCTTGTTCTTGGCCTGGAAGTAAAAACCTTCCGGGAAGTCTTCGAACGGATTATCGCGCTCAGCGATGTCGCGCACAGCGCACTTGTCCATGTGCTTACCTTCGCCGTAGTTCTGCTTCATCCATTTCTCAGCGGCGGCCTCTCCCAATGCTTCCGACACTACTGCGAATACCGTATCGCGAAGCTCTTCAATTTGTGGGTGTTCCGGAGTCAGGATAAAAGTACCGTTATACGTACCTTTAGTAACGGAACCGTCATTATTTTCACGGTCTTTAGCGCGTTCGAATACGTTCAGCCATGCGGTTTGTACTTTACGAAGATTAAGTTTAATTCCCATTTTAGTTTTCTCGCGTTTTAGAGTTTATCCGGGGAGCTGCCCGGTCAGTGATTAGTAATATAATAGAGTACGATTAAGATGTCAAGCCTCTAAATCGTCTTCAGTAACATTTTTCCATTCTGGCCGTTTGTCTTCGACCGTTGTCACACACGGCGCTCCTGGCTTACGGGTTACGTGTTTCTCCAGCGCCGCCCATAGCTCAGAACCTTTGTGCTGCTTCTCGGCCTCGGTCGGGGTCATTAGTACTTCTTTATGAAGCATTTCAGCGCCCAACTCAAAATGTGATAGCGTTTCCAGCAGCGCATCGGTATCTTTCCACGCACGATTACCCGGGCGGCCTTCAACCAGCTTGTACCCCGGCACTTTCTTACCGGAATGCAACGCGGCAGCCATCGCTTTCTCGACCTTGTCGATGTGCTGGCGCAGCAGTGGCAACTTCTCATACTCAGCTACGAGTTGCTCCGGTGTAAGTTCCAGCGCAAAGTCGTCCTCCAGTTCTTCCGCCAGTACAGAGTTAACGGTTTTTGTACGCGCGGCGCACTGTTCTGAGAAACGACACCACTGACAACCATCGACCGACGGTTTGAAGTCCGACGATTTCAGGTTCTTCTTACCGCGGAAATAGGCATCAAGCGCTAACAGCGCACGTTTCTGTGCGAACTTAGCGAACAGTTCCAGACCTTCAACCGAGATGTCCCACTCGGACGCCCCGCCAGCATACGGCTGGAAGATGACCAGACGAACCACGGTGATGTTATAACGTCTCTTGAGTCGGCGATAAACACCGAGAGCGTAAAGCATAAGCTGCTTGTTTTCTTTCGCTTCAACACGATGCCGTCCGGTTTTAAGGTCGCCGATAATGAGCATGTGCTCGTCGGAGTTAGCCAGTTCCTGAACGGCAACAAGGTCAGCCGTTCCGAATGTCTCAACGCCTTCGTAACCCGGATGCAATACCTCAGTAAGATTTACCCGCATCTCGAGCTTGGCGTAAGTCGCTACGTCGATAATTGGTTTGCAGTAGTCAGTGTACTTGCGCACCTGCTCAATCATGTCCGCCGTAATCAGTACCGCGCCTTTCATCGGGCTGATTAGCGCCTTAATCTGGCCTTTACCCTCATCCAGCACGTAAGCACCGACTTCTCGCTCTAGTGGCAGTGCAGTGCCGCGGATATAGGCGTTGAGATGGACCTCGGCTATAGTGTGACATGCGGTTCCTGTAATGGCGGATTTACCGGACGTGTTGGGGATGTCTTTTTCGCATGCCAGTGATGCGGCACAGCTAAGCCACTTTTTAGCGCCAGACGGCGACAGCAGGGCGTGCACATCGTTATTGCCACCGCGTTCCTTTAAAATCATACCCTGTTCTCCCACTGGTCAATTAAATGTCGCGTCTTATGGTCGCAATGCATAGCCCATCCATACATCGACTCGAAGACATAAAAGTCAGGTTTTGCGAAAGTCGTGCGCTTAATCTGCGACACGTGACGGCCTATATCTTTAGGCCGTGGCACTTTGCCTAAGTACGCCATCTCTTCCATCAGGTGCGCACCGGACGATGCACGCAACAGCCATAGTGCTTCTGTGTTATCCCGCCTGTCTACGGCGCGGTAGAGTTGGTAAATCATTTCTTTACCCTCACAGAATCCATCCACGCGAAAACGTCATCCATAGAAAAATCACCATCGAAAACTTTTTGTGTTTTATCCGACTTTTGTACATACGTAGGACGTTTGTTATCCGTAGCGTGGAAGCATACAAAGTTATCTGTTTCTTCTATAACTCGCCCTGCAATCATAAGACCACTTTTCTTAGCTAAAATAGCCATAATTCCGACCCTCAGTTAAAGCGGCCCGAAGGCCGCGGTATATTTATTCTTCTTCGAAATACTTGTTCTTGATTGCCGTCAGGCGTTCCAGGTACTCGGCCAGGTCTTCGTCTTTAATCGAGGCAATCTTCATTTTCTTACCGGTGAACTCTTCCAGCAGTTCATTTGAATCGTCACACGCGGCATCGCTCGGACCTTCATTAATTGCGTCGTCGATAGCCTTAATCTGGTCACGAAGAGACTGGTAATCTACTTCTTCCTTCTCTTCTTGTACTGGTTCCTCTACTTTTGCCTTACGCGGCTTACGTTTTGGTTTCTCCTCTTCTGCCGGTTTAGTGCCGACGATGTCCTCACCTTCGACCGGAATTTCTTTTGCTTTCTCGACTTCTTCCAGTGCTTTAGCCAGTTCTTTTTTAACTGTCTCGACACCGGCAACGGAGACGTCAACAGTCATTTCGCTTACGGATTTGTTAGACGTCTGTTTCACACTATTCGCAGCAATCAGTTCATGGGCGACTACGAAACGTTCAAGTAATTTTAAGAATTGGTCTAACATTATTTCTTCTCCTGTTTAGTTGGTGATAAAGACTATAATCGTACTCTATTATTTATGCAAGAACTTTTTCGTAAATTGCGTCGTGTATTTTATTACTGTACTATTACTGCATATCTAACTAAGGAGTAAACATATGCAGCAATCTGAGCTAGGCGCTCGCATAGAGCGCCGCCGTAAAGAAATCGGCATGGGTCAAACTGAGCTTGCTTTCAAAGCTGGCGTATCCCAAAGCCTGATTACCCACCTGGCAACCGGCCGGGTGTGTAAGGTAGACTGTTTTAAAATCTTCCACATTGCCGATGCTCTCGGTGTTGACCCTCGATGGTTAAGCTTTGGTGATACAGGGGGCCTGATGGCCCCTTTCTTTTTACTCTAAATCCCCTTCTGTTGTCTTTATGTTGTCGTTAGGTTCATACCGGTTCTTCGGTCGCTTACGGTCGTCTATACCCATCGGCAACCTGTAAGTATTCGTTACAACTTCACCGTTTTCGTCGCAACCAAGAATCAATTCACCCTCGCGTAGCATCTTCTCAAGCACCAGGTTTGTGATACTGTGGTCTCCAGCTCTCGCGACTATTTGCCGTTGTGTGAACCCTCGTCCCGTATCATCGGCTTGCTGTAAATCCTCGAGAGCGGACATAACCGACTCACGGGCCGAAGCGTCTTTAGACCGTTTAACCGTATCCTTTACGGAATCTTTACCTTTACCATCCAATCCTTCGTTTCGCTCTTTTTCCTCGTCCGTTTCGAACGGCTGGAAGCCCCACGGCATAAGTACGAGAGCTTTATGCGGCTCCGGAAGGTCGAGGTTGACTATCTCCCCGTATCCCTCACCCCCAGCGAATTCTACCGCCTGGAACTCTTTCGGCGGCGGGGCCTCGCGAAACTGTACTGGTTCAAGCACCATGCCTATTGTTTTCTGCTGCATACCGTTTTTGTTCTTGGTGTGCGCAACGTTTATTTGTTTCTCGGTAGCGCGGACAAGCGTTAGTTCCACATCGACACCGGCATACAGCGCACCACTTCCACGCGCCTTACTTCCACCTTTCGGGGTGTGGTGGACAACGCCTACAGCGCCTTTAGTACCGTCGCGCACTTCTTTGAGCATAGCCACGACACGGCCCATACCGTCCTGTCCGGCTGAGTTCTCATTGAACTTGTCTATCCAGTTCCCGAAGGTCTGGTTAAGAGTGTCGAAAGCGACCATCCCGACAGGTTCACTGCCCGCTATCTGGCGCATTTTACGCACCAGTTTCTTCGTATCCGCGAATTCACCAGCGTCAAGCACATGCATATATCGCATACCTTCATCGCCGTATTTAGCGGCCAACGCAGCGATACGGGTGTGCGTGAACTCCCCACCCTCACCATCAATATAGAAATGATGGGCTTTACGGGTGTCTGCCCCCGCGAACCGATACCCGGCGGCGCTGATATACATCATGCCGAGTGTGTAGAACGATTTATACGTCCCGGATTCACCGACGATATCCCAAATGCAATTAGACGGCATATAGCCCTCGACGATGAAGTCCGCTTGTGGTGCTGGTGGTTCTTCGTCGTCCAGGTCTTCTTCGTCGCAAGTGACCCCCTCCGCCCACCCAAGCGCCACCTCCACACGGTCAAAAGGTAAGCCGGTGGCCGCACAAGCGTAAGCCCACATATCCCGTCCGCCAGGCTTCATCCCGCCCGTAGCTACCAGGTCGGTATCGTGGTACAGGGTAACGTTGGGTCGCTCGAAGCCGTCGCGCGGCCAACAGAACAGGAAGTCGTCCTGCTTAGGTTCGCCGGTAGTGTATTGGGCGGCGTGCTCCGGCGTGGCGGGCATTTGCAGGCCGCGGTCGGTCATACGTCCGCCGAATTCAAAAGCGAACTCTTCAAACAGGTCGGTTAATTCGGATTGTTCACCCTCCGGAACTTTATAATCAGAAGCACCGGTAACGTTAATTTCAGGAACTTCCTCCATAAGCTTGCTCGCCGTAATCATGCGGCTACTTTCAGACACGATGACCTGGCTTCCTACCGGCGGGCGGTACATAGGCTGCGACAGGGTGAACCCGGCGCTATCCACGTCACGACCTTTAAGGAAGTGTGCCAACAGGCCGTACCGGATGCGGATGATGTCGCCACCGGTTACCGGAGTGCGTACAGGCATAACGACGCGGTAGCGCGGCGCTTCTTCGGTGTGGGATGCCGTGGTGTAGAGCATCATTGCGTAACGTGACTCGCGCACCATCTCACAGTCGGTTGCGAACTCTTCCGGCGTCGCGCTGTCCACGTCGGCATAGGCCAGGGATGAAGACGTAACAGACGCATTGCAGCGATAGAACATACCTTCGGCGGCTTCTTTACCGGTAGAGCTTACCGTGGCGGTACAAGCGGCGGTAATGTAGCCGGGGTCTGTCTTGGGGTTCCGGCGCGAACGTTTAAGCGGTTGCATAAGTTCAACAAACTCATCCCAGGTGCCGGAGGTCGTGGTGTAAACGTTAATGTCAGCGCGTTCCTCACGGCGATTGCGACGCGACCATGAGTATGCTAAATTGCCTGTTGACATGTGCTTTTCCTTTGTAGTGTTTAAGGCCCTGACGTTCGCGCGTTGGGGCTTTTCTTTTATTCAAGGTCTTCTGGGGTCGCCTGGGAGCCTTTAACTTCAGCTACTGCCGAATATTTTCCGGCCTTACTTTTAACTGCTCCGTCTCTAACCAAAACTTCCAGCGACCTCTCGATGAGAGAGGAACTATAGTACTGAAAATAAGCGCGGCGCAAGTCAAGAACACTACACGACCCTTTTTTACGCGTAAGCGCGACTACAGTTCTGAATACCCTTTTCTGGAAATCGGTCACTTTACATTCTCCCTAATCCACGCTTCCACTTTCTCCCGGTCAAACGTACCCGGCATCCGGCGACCCATAATCCGGACACAACAATCCGGGAACTTGCCGTCTCTTAACCAGTTATTCAGCGTGCGGCGGGTAACCCCAATAAGCTCAGCTACTTCATTCTGTGTCATTCTCAAATCCTCCATCTCAGTTAGTAAAGCAAGTATACCCACGGCATAATGGGAAATCAACTATAAACACACCTATTGACATTTTCATTTTTTTCGTGTAAGTTGTCTCTTGTAACTTCAAGTTACTTAAGTTTCTGTTTCACCTTGTGAGAGCTTAGCGGGTCCGCCCTAAGCGGACACGCGTTAAGGCTTACTGAAACCCGCAAACTTAAAACTCAGTAACTTCCTTCCTTAGTATCTGAACTGCCTTGGGCGAGCTATATTCTCATCGGCAGTATATCTCTTAAGTATCTGATTTCCTTGATGTGCCGTAGATTCGCAACCGTAAAAATGTAACGATTAGTGGGCAGGCTTAAGGCCTGCCCTTTAGTTACCAAGTAATAAGAATAAAGGCACAACCCTGGTTGAATAACCACAACGGCAACGTAACTGAAATGCCGAAAGATTCTTAGTCTACTACTCAGGGATTAACGCACTTGCCTTACGGCAAGCGCTTACCTGACGAGGGACGAGAATAAAGGCACTCTAATGGGGCAGGGACCTCCCTGTAAATAACCCCACGGCAAAAGATTCTAAAGAGTCCGCGCCGGTGATTCTCGGGTCTTAAAGGAGGTTGCCGTTTATGGCTAGGGTTTTAGTGGTCCCCGGGGCCGCATCCGGACGCCGATGATGATGGGTGGATAGTTCCTGGGGTATCGTGGTGGCGGGGCCGCACCTGGGTGCTGTTACCGGAACCGCAGGAAGCTTGTAACAGTAGTTTAGGATTTTACTGAGTGACTTACGCTGCTGAGTAGCAGCGTACCATTTTTGTTAATATTTTTCTATTTCACGAAATGCAACAATCGAAGCGACTGTTGCAGGAGATGCAACAATGAAACCGAATGACCTCGTAACCTGGACCGGGCGTAACGGAGAGACCCGACACGGCAAAGTAACATCGCTTCACGGCATCTATGCTCGTGTCGAGTGGTGGCGCGCTCATGCTAAGAAGCCTCGTCGCATTCTGACGCGTCAGGATAGATTAATCGCGAAATAGTATTGGCATAACCAAACATAATAGTGTACTATTACTGTATCGAAACGAGAGGGGCGGGAGGAATGTACGAGGATATTAGCCTGGAAGATGCAGTGTATATATGGTGCGCCGGAGAAGATGTAGTTTGTGACGGGGACCTGAAAGCTATCGTATGCGAGGAGTGTGGAGATGAGTAGCAAAGACGAAGTATTTGAATACCTGATTGACCAACTACGTCAGCGCGCAAATAAGTTCGACGTTGTAGCAGAAATACACAAGATGAGCATAGACCGGTCGATAACAGGCCGCTCAGGGTACTCGGACGAGGAGAACGCAATTATCGACGCCTACATAGGCCATGATTCTGACAGCAAACAAATCATCCATAACTTACAACAACACCTCGCCCGTAAAGACGGCGACATACGCATGCTGAAAGACAGGTTACGCCGGGAGGTAGATAAGGTTAAGGAACTACGGGATACTATCGAACTTATGAATGCCGACTTTTACCGAGTGACTAAACGCGAAGAATGTGAGCACTACTACCGTTTGGTTCTGTGGAGTAGCGACTTAAAACAGTGTACTAAATGCGGGGCAGTATTGAACCCACAACATGAGCTGTACGATGGTTGGATAGAAAATCCAGGACGTAAGGCGTGCCCGGTGCCTAGCGATTGTGAGGTTGAGGTTGAATTCCGCAATGGCTCTATAGCCGTCGGCGCAGCCCAGGACTACCGGTGGGGGATTGATAACAACAACTGGGATATAGTTAAGTACAGGATAATCAAATGACAAGTATACTTTTCATATGGGTTGTATCCGCGGGTCAGCTACAACTTGCCGGAACAGAAACGTTTTATACGTTAGAGGCGTGCCAGGTAGCCGCACGCGCTGCGGAGAACGCGCCGTTAACTTTCGTAGAGCGTCCTGTTGACGCTCAGGTACGCGGTATTTGCACACTGAAACGGTTATCTAAGCAGGGGGAGAAATGAGTCTCGCAACCGATATACTGAAACACGCCGGCATCAACCTGGCACCTCCTTCATCGGCGGTAACAAAGAAGGTTACTCGCGTTAAAGAAAAGGTTAAGCGTAAACCTAAACCGCGCGCAAAGCCAGTTAATGAGATGCCGGACGTGTATCCGCGCATCCCTGGGGTGCACCAGCCTAAGTATTGTGTAGGCAAAGGTCTGTGGCGTGCGCACTCTTACGACGGGAAGAAAGTGGTAAACCTGGGGGAGTTCAGTAGCCAGGCAAGGGCGCATATGGCGGTTAAACTGTACAAACTGTGGCGTAAACGTGGGTATTCCGAAATCCCGCACAAGCCATCTATTCGACTTTATACGTTCAGGTAATTTATATGACTACGATAGCTTTCGACGGCAAAACCATGGCCTGTGATACCTGTGTCACCGGCAATTACAAATACCACACGGATACCAAGATTTACGAGAACGACCACTTTGTTATAGGGGTATCCGGGGACGCCGGGGTGGGTATGTTGTTGGTTGCCGATGATGAGATACTGACGCCTAAGCACTACGACTTCGACTTTTCGGCGCTGGTGTTTGTTAAAGAGGATAACCGTATTTTCGCGGTAGAATTCTGTAGGGCGTGGGACGCACCGTTAAGCTCGGTTATACCAATTGCAGGTAACGCTGCTGCCGTAGGCTCCGGGGCTCCGTATGCACTTACAGCCATGTTCATGGGTGCGACGGCAACGGAAGCGGTAGAGGTTGCGAAGAGGTTTGACCCTGGTACCGATGGAAGCGTGATAACACATCGACTAGGATAAATCCGAATTATCTGTTACTAAAATTGTCGTATAAATGCTAATCTCCGAAGGATAAACCAACTTTCGGAGATTTTTTATTGTGGACGATAAATACCTTTGGCTTAGTGTGGCGGGCCTCGCCGGGGGTGCCGTATCTCAGATTAAGAAGCGTGAGGCTATTTCGCCATGGTTGCGATTGTGCCATCTCACCGCTTCCGCCTGTTGTGCAGTGTACGCATCCCCCATCATTATAAGTTACTATGAATTATCACAGTCTGAGGGTCAGTACCTGGTTCCTTTCGGGGTAGGTATGTTCTGGCTTAAGTTATTCGAAGCTGCTGACTCATCCCTCAGCAACTTTAAGTTACCGTGGGGGAGATAACATGCTCAACTCATCAATTGGCATCATTTGCCTGGTTGCCATCATCGCCACCTCGTTAATTAATATCTACGCCGACTGGGTTGAAGACGGTCTTTTCGGCCGCCTGCTGTACATGGCGTCGGTGGTTACCGCCGCCGGAGGTCTCGCCCATCTCTTTACCGGTGCCATTCCACCGTTCATAATTACGACTCTCGTCGCTATATTCGCGCTTAAATCGGTGCGTCACATTTGCGTGAAAGGCGCTCGCTACTACAAATACCGGAGGATGTATGTCAAACCGAAACATCAGTAACAACGGCATCAAATTCACCGCCGCGTTCGAAGGTTTCCGCGGAACCGCGTACAAGGCAACGAAGAGTGAGAAGTACCTTACTATCGGCTATGGCCACTACGGCGCAGATGTGAAAGAAGGCCAGAAGATTACCGAGGGACAGGGTCTTCTGCTGCTGCACAAGGATATGGCTAAGGCCGTAGCTGCGGTAGACGCTGTAGCGCATCCGTCGCTCAATCAGTCACAGTTCGATGCGATGTGCGACCTGGTGTATAACGCTGGCGCCGGTGTGATTGCGGCTTCTACCGGAACAGGGCAGGCCCTGCGTAAGGGCGACGTTGCCACACTGCGGAATAAGCTATCTCAGTTCCATTATCAGAACGGCAAATCACTCCCTTGGATGCGTCGGCGTGCCGCGGGTCGTGTTGCGCTATTCGACGGTATGCCGTGGCAACAGGCGGAAGCCATCGGCCGCGAAGCAAAGTAGGTTGACACATAGGAGAATTCCTAAGATACTAAACCTGCTCCTGCTTATTCATCCCTCTAGCTCCTTTATCCCGGTAACTGACCCTTACCGGGATTTTTTTTTTATCTGTATTCAGAAATAATAGTTGACTAGTAACATTAACCCTATTATATTTAGTTCATCGACAACGAGAACGGAGTAGAGAAGATGAACTTACAAAGCGATAAAGTTTTTTACCATTGCAAACCGCTACTGGACACCGAAGCATTCAAAGACGCACAACTGATGGCACGCATTGCCGTTAATAACCTAAGTACACGGATTCCAGCGGATGCGTTCTGGTTCGCCGCGATGCAGACACTGAAAGCAGCTTATGCAGGAGAACAAAAATGAAAGTATATATCGTATCCGGATGGCATCACGACGGGGACACTTACGTTCTTGATGTTTATCTCAGCGAAGAAAAGGCCGAAGCCGCCGCCGAGCTGGAGCGCACCTCACATTACTATGACGGCGTAGATGTACTCGGATGGGAGGTGCAGGAATGAGCGACAACGGGCAAGTAACGGTAACGTTTAAGGTGGGCGGTAAGGTAAGTAACACGCCCTTCCCGACACGCGAGGAACTGATTAAACGTAACAGTTTCCCAGGACCGGACAAGAACAAGTATCTCAATCGAATGTGGGGTAAGAAGAAATGACTAACAACGAATATGAAAAGATGATGGTAGAAGCCGCCAACGGCAGGTTTAAGATTGAAGCAGTAGACGCGCAAATCGAGGCACACCAGGCTGCGCTTGACTACCTTAATGAGTATCGCCGGGAGCTTATCAACCGTTATGACCTGAATAAGTGCGAGCACGATTTTGTTAACAATCCTAAAGATATGTGCGGACAGTGTGTTAAGTGCGGGGCGATTAAACGATGAAACGAGTATGCAAAGAAACGTTGCGCCAACGCATCACGTATTTGGAGTCTGTAAGTAAGCTGGGCCTGTCAATGAACGAAGAATTCCAGTTAGAAGCATACAAGATGCTGCTGGAACGACTTGAGAAGGAGAGCGAACAGGAATGATTACTAGTATCCCAAAACTAATAGAGACCCACGGCACGCTGGCTGATACGTGCCGGGAGACGGGACTTAATGAGATGACATTGTCCAAGTACCGCCATGACACAAAATGCGAGCAACATGTCATCTATAACAACCGACTGATGACCCATACGAAAACGTCACCGGTCATCTACACGAAACGTGGATTATCGCGCAACGACCGTATGAAGCTGGAGGGGTGATGGATAGTTTTCTCATCCTCATGGGTATAGGATTCACAACATTACTGCTTGCCGGTGCTATGTACCTGATGTGGATTTTGTTTCTTTGGCCATTTGTTGAGGCGGTAAGTCTTACGAGGATGTCACTAGCGTATCGCCGTTTGAATGCTCATAAAGCTGGTGCTGGTGCCGCGGTGAAGCTATTTGTCATGTGGTACGGGGAAACAGTATTTGGTCGTAGGTTCGAAGCCATACATAGTCGCGGGTGGCGATGGGAAGCCGTAGGTAAATGGTGGGTTTATAAAGAGGAGAGTGGAGAATGATTGAGATTTTGAAGGCTACCGATGCCACTGGCGACCTGATGTTTTGGTTTGCCTTTCTCAGTGCGCTAATAAAACAACCGACTGTGTTTAACAGTCTTCCCTGATATCTGTGGTGGCCTATGTTTTTAGGCTTGGGTGTATCAGGAGCGGCCGGCATCCTGCTGTGGTTTTTCAAATGAGATTGCTAATCATCCCGAACGCCTGGGTTATCGCCGCAGCTAACGACCATTACGGCGGCGATGGTAGAAGAGCACTACGACACGGCCTATATAACTGACACAAGCCCGCTTCTGCGGGCTTTTCTGTACACAGGCCTTCATTCCCCTGTACAATCCTTAATAGACGCTCAGGGGGCGTCTGATGCGCTATGATGGTCATACGCATTTAAGAGAGGATTGCATGAAACTCAAATTAAAACAGCCTGACGCCGAAGTAGTGGCCGCCGCGCACGAAGAAGCGGTTAGTGCAAACCGTCGCCGTAAACGCCCGCGTGGTAAACAAAGCCTGTATCAGTCATCCAGACATTCCGCCGAACTATGGGATCCGGACTATTGCGACGAGTTAATCAGGTTCTTCGACCGCGCGTCATGGGAACTCGTACCCACGTCTAAAGGCGACGAACGCCCGCTTATCCAGGACAAACCGCCGTCGCTGGCCCGCTTCGCATTACACATCGGCGTAACCATCCCGATTATCAAGCTATGGCTCCGAGAGGTTCCTGCATTCGCCGAAGCATATGAGACGGCACAAGCCCTGGAAGAGGCGTATTTCACTGAGACCGGTGCAGCCGGGATATCCGCTACGTTTGCCGCGGCGAAACTGGGGCTTAATAAAACTGTTGTGGAAGAAGCGCGCGACGAACCAATTAGCGAAGTAACTATTAAGGTGGTGTCCGGTGAACGTTGATATCACAGCTACGGAACCGCAAGGCGCGTTCCTTAATCTGCATTGTAAGTTCCCGGCCTTCGTTGCGGGCTTCGGCACAGGTAAATCAGAGGTCATGTGCAATTCCGCCCTACTCGACAGCATGGAGGGCGGTAGTGATTCACTTATCGCCATGTATGAACCGACATACGACCTGGTGCGCCTTATCCTCGCTCCGCGTATGGAAGAGAAGTTGTCTGATTGGGGTATTCGCTACAAGTATAATAAATCCGACAACATCATTTATACCTCATCCGGGCAATTCGGGGATTTTGTCCTTCGCACATTGGATAATCCAGCACGAATTGTTGGCTACGAATCGTTCCGCGCAAAAATCGACGAGTTGGACACGTTAAATAAAGACCACGCCGAGCACGCCTGGAACAAAGTTATCGCCCGTAACCGTCAGTTGCCGCGTACATATCGTCCAATTACCCCGAAGCCCGCTAATACAGTTTCGGTATTTACGACGCCAGAAGGCTTCCGTTTTGTGCACGACAGATGGGCTGTAAAAAAGAAACCAGGCTATGAAATGATTCAGGCCTCGACAACATCCAATCCCTTTCTACCGGAAGATTATGTGCAGTCGTTGCGGGATACGTATCCAGGCCAGTTAATTGATGCCTACATCGACGGCGAATTTGTCAACCTGACATCCGGCAGCGTGTATTATGCTTACGACCGACGTAAGAACAGCAGTCGGGAGACTATACAACCTGGAGAGACGCTGTACATCGGTCAGGACTTCAACGTCGGGCATATGGCTAGCACCGTATACGTTCAGCGTGAGTATGTCTGGCACGCGGTAGCCGAGCTGGTGGATATGTTCGACACCCCGGATGTGGTCAGGGAAATTACCGAGCGATGGGGGCGACAGGGCCACCACATCGTCATGTATCCGGATGCCAGCGGCAAGAACCGTAAATCGACTGATGCCAGTACGTCAGATATTGCCCAATTACAGAACGCGGGTTTCGAGATACGTGCGAAATCAGTTAACCCTGCGGTTAAAGACCGTGTAGCATCGGTGAATAAAGCGCTGGAGTCTGGTAGATTAATGGTCAACGAGCAGGCTTGCCCGGTTACAGCACGTTGCCTGGAGCAACAGGCTTACGATAAAAACGGTATACCGGATAAGACAAGCGGCAACGACCACCAGAACGACGCGACAGGATACCCTATCGCCTACGAAATGCCGTTGGTTAAACCTGTTTCCCATATCCCGGTTACTTTTGCACTTTAAGAGGATTATTAAATGTTAACAGCAAACGGCCAGGGTTCTGGCGTAAAAACCAAGCACCGCGAATGGCTGCACTACGCGCCGAAATGGCAGAAGGTGCGCCATGCGCTTGCTGGAGACCTGGTTGGCTACTTACGCAACGTCGGCCTTAATGAACCAGATAAAGCATACGGCGAAGCGCGTCAGGCAGAATACGAGGCCGGGGGTATCGTCTACAACTTCACCCGGCGAACGCTGTCGGGAATGGTCGGTAGCGTCATGCGCAAAGAACCAGAAATCAATATTCCGAAGGAGCTGGAATACCTGCTTAAAAATGCAGATGGGTCTGGTGTAGGCCTAATACAGCACGCGCAAGATACACTCATGGAGATTGACTCAGTAGGTCGTGGTGGTCTTCTTGTTGATGCTCCGGAAACAGCCGCGGCCACCGCTGCCGAACAAAATGCGGGCTTGCTTAACCCTACAATCGCTTTCTACACTACCGAGAATATCGTTAACTGGCGACTCACGCGCGTAGGTTCTGTAAACCGGGTAACTATGGTTGTGCTGCGTGAGACATGGGAGTACCACGAACCTGGAAACGAGTTCGAAACTAAATACGGCGAGCAGTACCGCGTGCTGGACATTGACACCGATGGTAATTATCGTCAGCGACTGTTCCGTTTCGATGCGGAAGGCGGAGCTCAGGAAGAGGTTGTGGAGATTTACCCAGATTTAGGGGAGTCGTTACGTGGCGTAATTCCGTTTACCTTTATCGGAGCTACCAATAACGACGCCACCATTGACGACGCTCCTTTGTTGCCATTGGCCGAGCTTAATATCGGGCACTACCGGAACAGTGCTGATAACGAGGAATCAAGTTTTGTAGTTGGCCAGCCTACGCTGTTTATCTACCCCGGGGATAACCTTACACCACAGTCGTTCAAGGAAGCCAACCCCAACGGCATCAAATTTGGCAGTCGGTGCGGGCATAACCTTGGTTATGGTGGTAGCGCTCAACTTATTCAGGCGGGCGAAAACAACCTGGCCCGCCAGAATATGCTGGACAAAGAACAGCAGGCTATCCAGATTGGTGCCCAACTTATTACACCATCTCAGCAAATTACCGCAGAATCCGCGCGCATCCAACGCGGCGCCGATACATCCGTTATGGCCACAATCGCTCGTAACGTAAGTCAGGCGTATACCGATGCTTTACGATGGGTTGCTATGATGTTGGGTAAGCCAGAAGATTCTGAAGTCGAGTTCCAGCTTAACATGGATTTCTTCCTGCAACCTATGACAGCACAGGACAGGGCTGCGTGGATGGCAGACATTAATGCCGGATTACTGCCCGCCACTGCTTATTACGCTGCGTTGCGTAAGGCGGGGGTGACTGACTGGACCGACGAGGATATTCTGAACGCTATTGAAGATGCACCTTTGCCGTCGGGTGCTGTTACTCAGGTAGCGGGGGAGATTCCGCAAGCGGCACAACAACAACAGGAGTAAAGAAAAAGGCCCCATTACGGGGCCTTAGTTTTAGCGGATATTAGCCGCGCATTTACGCACAACCCGCGGTATCGTCTCTTTCAGCTCATCCCATGAGTTGACTGCTTCCATATCCAACAACGTCACCATAGCCTTTTGAATATCACTCCGTAATTGATTAGTTTTGGCGTCCTGAGAGTCCCAAGTATCAAAACCGGTTACTTCACGGATATCTATAGACTCTTTTATCGCATTCGCCACATGTATGAAGTGACCGATACGCCCAATCCTACCCTCCGTACGCTCAATCATCCGGCTAACGGCGGCATTAAGTTCTACAAAACTAACAGCACCAATGTTACGGAGTTCTACCTGCCGTTGAGTTAAGAAACGGTCTATAACGAGGAAGTGGTAATAGTCAGAATATTGCTCCGCAACCCATATAGCCATATGTAGACATGCGTATGTTGCCGCGTTTTTCCCTCTAACCACACGCCACGCGCTTTCTATCCCTAATTCCTCACAGCACACACGCGCGAACGACCTGGCTTGCCCGGTAGATAACAGCTGCGATAGGTTTTTCTCACCCATCCCATTTTCTTCACGCCAC